GAACCCTCAAGCTGTACCTCACTGAAGAGTGGAGGTGCAGCGTACGGGGGTCCGTAGTTGCCGACGTAAAGCCCCCGAAGTTCCACTTTAACCCCGTCGTCACGGGCTGGGAGTTAATCACTCTCAGCTTTGTGATCGATTGGGTGGTGGATGTGGGGCAATGGCTTGCCGCAATGAGCTTTCTCTCACTTGCGAAGGACCACACTCAGGCGGCCGGCTATCAGTTGACGATCGGGAGGTCCCTCTCATCCGTAATGGAATGGGATGAGGATCGCTCCGGAAGTCATTCTGTAAGCGGGCAGTCTGATGCGTGTCTTACCCTTCGCGTTCCCTTGCGTGTGTCAACTATACCACATTACCGCCTGAATCTTGATAGCAAGAAGGTCTTAGACCTGATAGCTATCTTGCAACAGGTGATAAAGAGGAGCTGACAATGGCAGCAATGACTACTGCCCTCACGCCGTTCTCCGAACAGGGGAACAACCGCACGTACACCTACACGGGTCATACCGTGCAGGACCCGCGACTGGTTCTCCAGAAGCGGACCGTGCCCACGGGGAACAAAGTGGTTGCTGAAGACGTCATTACCGTGCTTTCGGGCACGGAAGACGCCGACAGTGTTCCACTCCCCGAACGTGTCACCTTTGCAGTGACCGTACGACGCCCGGTTACCGGAGCGTCGGCGGATGTGACAGCGGCCCTGGCCGTCTTCCGTGACATCGTGGCTGGTGATGAATTCGCCAACACGGTGGACACGCAAGAGCCCCTCGTTTGAGGGTGACTCCCAAGTGTCGGAAGGAGACCAGGAGCAACGAGATCGATTGGAGCTGTTTCGTTTAGTTGCGAAACTGGCTGCAGTCGTACTCGTCGTCGTTCTGCCACATGACCTTTGGCCCCTCGTAGAGGGGTCATTGGTCTGTAAAGGAGGGTACACCTATGAAGGTGGTCCGTCAGATAGTGTACGACGTGTGCCGGCACTACTTGAATGACACGCGAAGCACGCTGGATGAGGGAGAAGCCGCTAAGATCCTTGGATGGATTCGAAGCCGCGATCTTCCTCGTCTTGCATCAGCCCGTGACCAATTGAGAGTTGCAAAGTCTACTCCCGAGCGGTATAGGACCCTGATGCAGGTAGAAGCGTTCTTTAAAAAGAACGCTGTTTTCACGGATATCGCAAAGGCGGAGGCAAAGGCCATATCTACCTTCTTTGAAGGGGAAAGGCTCTGCGCCGAAACCAATGCGACCCTCGACGCCCGTTTCGTCGGACACGGCTTTTGCCCTGATTCTGACACACTGGTCAAGAGGATGCGTGATTACATCCTATCTGTTTTGGGCCCTTACCGTACCTTTCTCGACGAGTTGCCGAGGATGGTTCGTGTCACGTCTGGTGCTACCGCTAGCAGTCCCAGAAAGGATGCACAGCCTTTTACAAAAGTTCGTAAGAGATACTGTGCTCCACCGTCGGCGTTTCCTTACTTGGACGCTCTGTCCCGATATTTTGGGTACGGAGCTGTCAAAGTAAGGCCGATGGTCTGGAACCGCGTGGAGGTTGTCCCGAAGAACTGGAAGACAGG